AGGATTAGTTTATCCTTCTCTAACTCAAACTTCTTCTTGAGTAATACCCATACCTTACCCCAATATTCGTTTGCTTGTGATTTAGACATATTTGCTGTATCACGAGCCCACTTTACAAACTCACTATAAGACAAATGGTTTTCAAGTATTTCTCTTGCTGCGTTGTTTATAAAGGTTCTCTTTTCCACATCAGTCATTCTCTTTGCGAATGAACCTTTTGGTCTGCCTGCTGGTCTTGGTGCTAATGGTGTTATTGGTAATTCATCATCAGGAATTATTATGTCCGTCATCTATTGTTGTTTTAATTTCTGTTTGTTTATTCTGTTCTTGGTAGTATCTTTCCTTCGCTTCATCGTATATCTTTCTCTTCAACATCTCCAACTCCCAATTACCTTTTTTTAGTTGTTCGTTTCTCTTTGCAACTCTCTTGTTGTGTTCTTTCTTTCCACCCCGTAATTTACTCTTTGCCATATTATCTTTTTTCTAATTTCCAAATGAACCCACCACGACTATCGAACTTTGTTCTGTTGTAGGTTCTCATTATGTCCCCATCTGGAACTCCTGTTGCTTTTGATGCTTCTAATCTATTCTTGTAGTCTGCTATGTAATTTCCATCAAGGTCGTATTGGATTACTCTGTATTCATCTAACTTTTCACCTGATATTCTTTTCTTACCGAACTCTGCGTATCTCTCATTCAACTCGAACCCTATGAAGTTTCTATTACCGATTTCATTACACGCTAATCCTGTCGTCATTATCCCACCGAAGATATCAAGGATTGTATCCCCATCGTCTGTAAGTAAGTTGATATAATATTTCGGTAAGTCCTTATGGAATGGTGCTGGATGTTTTATTGAGTTGTCCCTTGCTGCTCCTGCTGTTGAAAATCTTACTACATTATCAGGTCTAACTAATCCAAGTTCTTTATCCTCTTTAGGTTTTTTAATTCTTTCCCCATCTATTACTTTACCAAAATCATTTACAGGTTTCTCAAATCTTTTGATTGTTGATTGGTTAGGTTTCTCCAAAACTCTATCCATATGAAACTTTAATTGTTTGGGGTCTTTAACAAAGTGAAATATAAACTCTGTTGTGTTTCTAAATCTCTTTGCCGCTCCATTAGGTATTCCGTTTCTTTTCCACCAAATGTAAGTGTCGTAAAACTTTAACTTGGTTTCCTTTTGACTACGATGTATTAGTTCATAGATAAAGGGATTTCTAACCCCATTCTTACAAGTATCGTTTATGTTTAGTATAAAACTACCACTCGGCTTTAAGACCCTCTGTATTTGACTAAAAATGGGTAATAACCAATCACAATAATCTTGAGGTTTCTGTATAGATATATTCTTACCATAATTCACTATATCCGCATAAGGTGGGGATGTAATGATTAAATCAACTGAATTATCAGGTAGGTCTTTAATCAACTCAAAACAATCACCTATTTTAATTTCTGCTGGCATTACGACGATGATAGGAACTTTTACTATTGTTTTTATTAAATGATTTAACTCTTTTACCATTTTTCCTTTTACCAAAGGTGGTTTTATTCGATGAAATTGATTTTGCCATTTGTTTTTTATTAGTTAGGGTATTAAATAATGTTCTATAAATTAAAAATAATACCAATATCCTATAAATAAATATGGGGAAGAAGTAAAAAAATTACAACTCCCCCACTATACACACCACAAAACAAATATGTTAGTTTGATTTATACCTGTATTTTAACATAGTTTTTACTCTAAATTACCCACATTTAATAGGTGAGTATATCTTTTTTCCAAGTTTTTACAGATATTATGGAAACATTTACCACAACCAGGAGATTTCTTTTGTTTAAGTTCTCTGTTATAGAATCCGTAGATATAGTTTATCTCGTCTCTTGATAGTCCATATTTTTTTATCAACTTCATTACACTATCCCACTCTTCCCTTGTGGATAATCCAAATGATAGTTGGACTTCCTTTTCTTTATCACACTCCTCACAATCCCTTTCTTTATCTGTAAAGGATAATTCTTCGTTCAATTTCTGTTCTGTTTGCTCTGTCTGTGTCTGCTCCGTATTCATAGTTCCATCTTTTTTTATTTCTTATTGCGTTTATATGTTTTCTTGATACACCGAATATCTGTGCTATTTCTTTATCGGTCAGTTTTGTATTATAACATAAATCCTTGATGAGTTCAACATCATTTTTGTCTAACTTTAATTGCGCCATATTGCTTCAATTTTATATTGCTTACACCATATAGGTATTGAGTAGAAAAACCATATCTTCCTTCTAATTGTTTTTCCATCTATATCTTCACCACAATAGATGTCGCAGTTATTAAATCCTGTTAGTTTAGTTAGTCCCATTTTTCACTCCATTTTGTTTTTATCCAACCTTTCATTTCTTTTATTGTATCCCTGATACTGTATCTCGGTATTTTTGTTTTCTTATGTATCGGTTCAATACTTCTATGTTCCATATACAACTTGAATAGTCCTATGTTATACCAATTATCAGGATTCGTATTTAACTCATTATCGAGTAAGTTGTTTATCCATTCTATACTTGGTTTCTCTTGATAAGGTGTATCCTCTTCTTCTGGTATATCAGTTATCTCGCTGCTGAACTTTCTGTATGTCTTATTAAAATGTGAGTTGTTGGAATAGTATTGGTTGATTAAAGTTCTTGTTAGGAAATACATTTGTTCCTTTGGTGTCTGTAGGTTATTCCATTTCTCATTTGTTCCAAGTTGAATTAGAACATCATGTAGAAGGTCAATATGCCTCTCATCCCCTTTGGTTAGTTTTTTTGCGAGTTCTAAATATTCTCTGTATCGTTTTTCAACCATAAATGATTCCAACTACCTCTCTTGAAGGTAATGTATAAATAATTTGGAGGTATAGAGTATTCTTTTGCCAGTTTCCAAACTGATTTTTCTTTATTAAGATAAGCAGTTATGATTTGCTGTTTCTTGTCCTCATCCAAATTATACTTGTTCTTATCCTTATTATAAATATGTCGGTTGGAACAATTCTCTTTGTTGCTAATACATCGTAAGTTCTCAATATTATTATTCAAGATATTCCCGTCGATATGGTCTATGGTTTCAGCACAATCACAATCGTTGAATGCCGCCCATATCATCCTTGAAACCTTCTTGGTATAAGGTTTATTCAGATAGGAGAAACAAACCCTCTGGTAGTCCCTTAAATCGTTTGATGATTGAGCCATGAGTTTATCCTTCCTGATGTTCTTAATCTTCCCTGTATTCGATGCTGCATAAGTTGGAAACATCGGTATTACTTTCCATATTTCTTGTTCGTTATTCATTCTCAAATAAAGTTTGTAGGTAATCGTCAATCTTACCAAGTGTTTCGTTTATTTCTTTGGTATTCCCGTTGATACAATAATCAACTAATACAGCAGATATTCTAACCATCTCTTTCAACTTGAGTGGTTTGTTGATTTGTTTGCTATAGTCCATTACGAACTTTAACATAGATTGCGATACTATGATACGCTGTGTGTCTTGTTGTGCCATTTTTCTATTTTTATTTTGTTTATTTACAATATTGATAATCTGATTCCATCGCTTCTCTTTCTGCGATTAGTTGTTCCGTTCTTTCATATTCTAATCTTCTGATGTAGTATTCCCAATTCAGAGCGTCTAATTGCTCTTCAGTCATTAAATCGAACTGCTCGTTTGTGATGTAGTATGTTTTCATAGTTGGATAGGATTTACAGGGATTTCTACTATGGTTGTATAACCACCAGCCTCATTTGGATATGAACTCTTGGTATATTTTGCTAACTCACCATAGAGGTTTGTGATTTCGTGAGCGTGAATACATTTACCATTTTCCATTACTCTAACGATAATAAAGTTCTTTTGTTTATTCTTTTTCATTTCTAATTGTTTTATACATATAAATATAATCTCAACCTTAACAAAGTCAAGTCCAACAATAAAAAAAAGAAAAAAAATTATGTTCCTCGTGGAACATATTGTATTATGCCATAGCAGACATCATCTCACCATCAGGGGTATTCTTTTCAATCTTGGTGATAAATAGATTTTCTAATGTAAGTAAAAAGGTTTCCATTTCTGAATGATATTCACTCGTTGAAAGGGAATAGATATCTCTTTCCTTGAGTTTCAATTTCATATCCATAGTAGTTAAAAAGATATGTGCAATCGTATCTCCGTATTCTCTTTTAAGTTTCCTATATGCTTGGACTGAAAAGTAATCAAACTCCATAGGTTCGATAAACATACCAGTCAATTCCTTTGTAATAGTTTCAACAGGAAACTTATAACTTGGATTGTCTTGTATAATACTTTCCAATAAGGGAGTTAAAGATTGTTTTTCTAACATATACTTAAAAGAGGGAGGAGGTCAAAATAGAATAATGGATAATGGAAGCACAATTAGAATTGTAAAAAACCCCCTCCCTATAACTTTAACAAAACTCAAAGTCCTTAACTTCGTTCTCTTCGTTGAGTTTGTATTTAATTTTTCGACCTATTAGGCCTGGCTCTATTGATTCTTCTGTCTCAATAAGTAATGGTTCATCTATACCTTCAAGAATTAGATTATAGAATAACTTATGAGGTTTAACTTGATTGTATAGTTTCTCAACTTTAATCAACTTACAATCTAAAATCTTATGTTCTTTTCCTTTCATTACTAATAAATATCTAAAATTGTTAAAAAGTCAATTTCTTCTTCTCTTTCTGAAAATCATAAGTGCTATAAAATAACCTATGAATATCTGTATTGCCAGTATTTGGTTGTTATCCATATTTCAAGTATTGGTCTGCTAATTTTTGTGCTAATGGTGAAAACATATCTATATCGTTATCTATATCTTTATTATTCTCTTTATCCTTCTCTTTCTCTTTATCCTTCTCTTTCTCTTTAGGGTTGTTTATATTTTCAACGGGGGTTGTTTGGTGGTTGTTTTCTAAAACAAGGGGGGTTGTTTCAGTTGTTTTTGTAGTTGTTTTTTTTGCGTTGTTATTTCCTTTGGGAGCACCTCCTTTTGACCCATTTTGATAGTTTAACTTATGACCTTCAAGGATGGGTAATAAATTGTTAAACAATACTTTAACTAATTTACTTTTGATTGATACTGGTTCTACTTGCATATACCAGTTGAAAATTACAGACATAATTTCTAATCTGTCTTCGTCGTCTAAATCTTGTAAGTAAGATTCTATAAATGACTTCGGTAATAATAGCATTCTTTGCTTTTCCATAATGATAAAAAGAAACCCTTGTCTTTCAGTCGTGCTCATCACTTCACAACTTACTCAACAAGGGTCTCAATAATTTCTTTAATATCCGTAGTGTGATGAGGGATTACAATAAATATAAGGAAAAAATCAAAAGTATCAAATTAAACCACAATCTTCTTGTGAATAATGATTCTTGAAGGTTTGTTTGGGACTATTGGGAGTAAGTCCATATTTTCTACAGAATTGTTCGTGAAGGTCTTGAGATAAATTATATCCCATCATTTCCATAGCGTTATACATCTCAACATAATCTTCTTTACGGATAAATCCAAATTGTAGTTCTATGTTCTTTGGAATACGAGATGGTTTAGATTCTCTTGGAATCCTCTTACCTTGTGATTTACAAACATTACACACACCCGCTTTATTTCCACTCTTCAAGGTTTGGAAACTCTTTAATCTTTTAGCAAAACCACAAGCACGGCATATCTTCTTTTCTACGGGTTCTAATTCATTCATAAGGTAATTGTATCAAAATTGAATTACAAGTCAAGGAAGGGGTCTCAAAATAGAAATAAACACTATTTCCAACCCTTCGCTAATGAAGCAATATATCTTTGTTGGTATTGTCCGTAGCAGAAACCAGCACGAACACCTCTGTCTTTCTTCTTTTCTCTCACCATATCATCACCCATACATCTTCCCATAAATGAGTTTAAGTCCTCTTTCGGTTTTGCTGGATACTCAAACTTGGTTCTACCGAACTCGGCACTCATACCAACTACTCCTCCTTGTTGTCCGTCATTAGGTTTTCTTGAAGAACAAGCATCTTTAGCATATTTCTCTGTGTATCCTGCTGACTGGTGTTTCTCCATACAATCGGTGGTAGGTAGTGTAGCAAACTCCTCACTCTCTTTTGTTGCGTAGTTGAACCCTTGTGCTACTTCTGTTTCAGCATCGTCTATATTGTCTGTAATGTCTTCTGTTGAGGACATCTTATCCCAATAGGAATAACACACGGCTAATCTTTGGTCTTCTTGTGGTAGAGCATCTTTTTCAACACTCATACATCTTGATATAAAATCTTGTTCTGTTTCGTTTGATTCAGGTTTGATTGGCATATTATAGGGAGTTTTTCTTTAATTTAATATTTTCATCGTGTAGTTCATCTACCTTCTTTTCTAAATCCTGTATCTTGATATTCAAGTTCTGTATCTCTATTTTCAAGTCATCAATTAAAACTTTATAACTTGAGATTACAAGTTCCATATTTTTTAGTATAGCGTTGTCTGTATCGGCTTGTTGTCTTTTACGACCTACAAACCAACCAGCAAAACCTGTTAAAGCGTTAGATAAAAAGAGTAGTATTGTTTCGTTCATATTAGTTGCAATTTACACAAGCATCATACTCGGGGCCTTGATAGTAAGGTAAGTTTCTATACCAATCATTTCTTCTTGGAGGTCTTCTCATACCAGGAGCAAAGTGAATACCCGCAAAGTATGTTTGTGATGATGATGGCATACCATCTTTGTCTGTATAAGAATAATACCAGGGATAATCACTTGGATAAGCCTGAACTCTGTCTAATAATCTTTGAGCATAAAACTCGTATCTACCTTGTTCTATTTCTCTTAAATAAGACATACCTTTAATGTCTATTGATGTTCCTTGTTCTGTATTACCTATCGTGATGGCTTTATTCATCTTACGAGCAAAAACTTCAGGCATCGCCTCATAATAGGCTCTGTGGATTAAATATGGAGCGATGTAATCATCTAACATAATTCTATCTGGTTGAGACATAGTCCCACCTGATAATTGAACTGACTTTACCAACTCCATATAGTAGTCGTAGCCTTTTGTTCCTATGAGCGTCTGCAAACCGAGTTCCTGTGATAAATAGATTGTGCTAACTAATAAACTCATATCGATATTCTGATTTAGCGTTGAATACGCTTTGAGTTTTGTCTCCGAAATTAGTAATACTGTTGCCATCGTTATATTCCTTTTGCTATATCAATTTGTTCTTGAACTTCGTCTGGTAAGATTTGGTTTTGCTCAATACCCAATTTGATTACTTGTTTATTTTTTAAGAACAGGATTTTCTCAAATGTCTTTAACATTTCCTCTTGAATAGGAATAATTCTTGTCTGTAAGAATAGATTGTAAGCATCCAACATTTCTGTTCTACCGCCTAATTGTCCCGCAGATTTTATGCCCAATAACATCGGGGAACTTATACCCCACGCCGAAAGACAAGTTTGGTCTATCTGCGGTGCCATATTGGAATACCAAGCATCACTTGCGTTGTTCGGTATTGGGGAAATAATAGGGGCAGTTTCAGGGTTTTCACTAAAGAACAAGAAAATCTTACCCGCGTTATTCGTAGAGGTGTATTTCGATTCTAATTGACGCATCAAAATATCGCGTTCCTCTTCACTCGGGACACCATTAGTGAAACTCACAGACATACTCGGCATCATAGAGTTCTGTGTGTTATTCAAGTGGAAGTTTCTTATCTCTATATCTAATTGACTGGTCGTCAAACTTGCTATCCAATCTGGCGCTGGATAATAAGACATCATCGGTTGGTATTTCTTTACATAATAAATCATACTCGGTGCGTCTTCACTAACCATATTAAAGGCTGGTAATTCAACAGGTTTCCATTTTTGAGGATTGATTTGTGTTCCCTTCCAATCTACAGAATAGAAATAAGTATCCACATTACCAAACATATCCTCTTTACCTGCTCTCAATCTTGAGAAGTCAGTATGGTAGATTTCAGCAATACCTCCGTCATTTGACTTTACGATATTTAATGCGAAACCACCGAAAATAACTCTATCAACAACACATTTCTCATAAACCTCATATAAGGTCTCACTCCTGTTTGCCATTCCAATAGCATTAGGGTCTCCCTCTTTAACAATAAGGTCTTTACCCTTTACACCATACATAGTAGCATTAGCACAAGCACGAGTGATTGGGGAATATTGATAGTTTGTAAGTAGGTGATTCGGGAACATATTATCGTCTCCGTAGAACACCCAAGGCTTGTTTTTAATTACCTCTTGGAATTGAGGAACATACGCAGCATTAAACTCCTGTATATGTAATCCTGTTTTG